TACTGCACCAAGAATATTATTTAATTCGCTTCTAAAAGCACTAAATCCTTGATTGGCTAATGATACATCTGTAACTTGACTCATATATTTTTATTAATCCTTTCCATTTATTTATATCATAAATACTATGATTTCAAGCCATAGCCCTTACTTACATAGTCAAAAGTCCTATTTTGTGCCGCCCCTCCACTATTATAAAATGTAATAGTAAATCCAGTTTTTGTTTTGCTAGTAATTGCATAATAATCCCCAGTTGCCATATTTTGTGCCGCTATTCCAACTGCTGGGCTTGCGTAAAATGCGTTGGTATAAGTAATCGCTTTTGCACCAGCACCACTAGCAACATCTTCGCCACTTTCCAATCTTTTTTCTAATACTAATCTCATTTGCATTTTTGAAACTTCTGGTCTAGCTTTATTATTACCACTTGTTAATTTTAATCTAAATTTAAAATATCTACCTTTAACAGTAGCTTGTTGAGAAATATCTTGATAAGTTGCAATAGCACCTAAAGAACTTTCGCTAGAACCTACTTGTAAAAAAGCATCACAGTTTGTTCCAGAGCTTCCATCAAAAGGACCTTGTGCATTATCAAATAAACTAGCACCACGACCAGCGTCAAATAAATCGTATAAGTCATTTCCTATCATATCAATAGTTGATTGAAAAGTTGCGTCATAAACTGCGTCTAAACTTATTTCAGTTGAACCTATATATAATCCAGATGATTCTATATTTTTATTATAATAAGTTGGATTTGAAGTTTGGTCTGTTCCACCTAAATCAAAATCTCCATCTGCTGAATCAAAATTTCCAACAGTAGAATCGAATAAAGTTATTGTGTCTAAAGTTGCTATATCAACATTATCAGAACTTAAACCTTTTACACAATCTCCATCAAATGTTCCATTCCAAGTTTGTCCTGTTACAGCACTAGCAGATTCTTCATTATAAGTTGCAACTGTTATAAAGTGTTCTAATCCAGAAATATTTGTATAAACAATTTTTTCGTTATCAGATTCATTCCCTAATTTATCAACAGCTTTAATCAAAAGCGCACCAGTACGAGCATTAATAGTTACATTGTTAGATTTTCTTCTTACAACTTGTGTCAAATTAGTTGAACTTGCCCAACTAGCATTACTTGTTACATCTTGATACCTAATTGCATAATAAGAAACATCTAAATCTGAAACTGGTTCCCAAGATAACTGCATTTGATTTGAACCTACCATTGAAATAGATAATTCATTTACATCTGATGGAGTATCTGTTGCTCCAACAACTGTATGCGTTGCTGACGTATAACTTGATGAAACTCCCATTGAATTGATTGCTTTTACTCTTACTGAATATTCTATTCCATCTACTACATTTAATTGATGATAATTTAATATTGAAGCTAATCCTGTTGCTATAACTTTATAATCACTTTCAGAAGTTTTTTTAGTTTCAATTTGATAGTATTGAACAAACTTATCGGTACTAGCACCTACTAAAATATTTAATCTAGTTAAAACAACTCCATCTGAATATTCAATTAATTCATCTGACAATGTTAAACTTGCTGGAGCTATAACAGAAAAAGGATTAGGTAAAGTAGTATCTGGTATTGTTGCCGCTTGTGCTTGTGTTGTCCAAGTATAATAATTTGCTTGATATTCTGCTAATTGTAATTCGACAGTTAAATCTTCATTAATTTGCATACCTTGTACTCTAAATGTTTTAGCTGAAAAAGATGGTGTAGCATGAGTAACATTAACCAATTCTCCAACCATTAAATCCATTCCAGTTGCATCACATCTTAAAGATACATTTAAGTTGTTTCTACTTCTTCTACAAATTATCTCAGCTATTTCTTGTGCTTGATATGGAGAAGTAATAGATGGGTAATCAAATCTTCCTTCCATTAAAAAGCCACCATCTGCCGTTTTCATATTTGCGTGTTGGTCTGCACTTGTTAAACCACTATCATCTATTGGTGGCCATTGTGCTTCATCAGTTTGATAATTTTTATCTGGATTTACAAATGTTACTATTACACGATTATATCTGGAGTTTTTAGTTAAACTAGCAACTTTAATTCCTCCAATAATATTATCTTCTGTTAATGAAATACTTGCTGAACCAGTAGATTCTGAAATAACTTTATATTCTCCATTTGTATAATTTAGATAACCTCTAAATCCAGAAACCATTTCTTTTAAATTATCAAGACATCTTTTTTTAGTATCTACAACATAATTCATATCCAATAAATCTATTGTAGTTGAACCATAAGCTGTAACATCTGCATCGCAAACATCAGAAGCTGTTTGCCAATCTGCATAATCTCCATCAAAATAACTATTTGCAATACCAAGACCAAATCTAGAATTTCTCATATAGTCTAAAGTACACCAGACAGGATTATCAGACCATGCCCAAGTTGAAGCTGTATCTTCTCTATGTGAACCAGAACCTCCAGTTTTTGTTCCATCTAAATTTGCATTGTAAACTTTTCTACCTTTTATTTCTGCGTGTACTGATGGTATTCCCATAAAACAATCTTCGCTCCACTTAAATTTTAAAGCTAAATAACTCACACCTCTTAATCTATGATTAGAAGTCCAAGATGATAATGCACCAATTGTTGTATTGTAAGTTTGGTCGTCCCTACCATCATACCAAGTAACAGTTATTTTGGATTCTGTATCTTTATAAAAATTTGAATCTCCACTTCCTACTGTTCTTTCTGTTCCATGTGTTAATGCACCAGTCCATGTAACTTCCTTATCATCAATATAAATTTTTTCACAAGATTCTACTTGCCCCTCGCATAAAGCTATTACCATATATAAGAACTCATTATCTGTTCCAGATGTTTCTAAAAATGCTAAAGTACCACCAACTTTTCTTTTGCCATAAATAATTGGAATAGGACCATTAGCTGATTGTTTGTTTAATAAAACTCCTTTTGCATTTTGTTCAGACGCATTGTCCATTGTTGGAGTGTCAGGCATTTTTGGTTTATTCAACCAACTAATAATCTGAATACCTATTGATATAGCTGTAAACCAACCTTGATATTTATTCCAAAAACTACTTATGTTTGAAAGAGCTCTAGTTGTTCCAGTAACAACATCTGTTGCCCAACTAACAAAATCACTAAAGAAAAAAGATTTAATTCCTGTTTTAAAAAATGGTTTTCCATATCCACCCCATTTTTTTAATTTCTTTTCTTCTAGTTTATTAATGTAAGCAATAAATTCGCCTTTAGGTGCGTGTTTATTTAGTGTCTTTTTTGCCCACTTAATTTTTAAATTTTGCCACCATTTAAACATTATTTTCTACCCCATCGAATATCTCTTACTGTTAATGCTGAAAATTCAAAACCTTTATCTCCAGAAAAAAATCTTTGTTGAGAATTATCAGAAGTAGTTCTACCATTTATTTTATCAAAATTACCAAAATGATTAGTTGCTTGTATTGATATGGTTGCCATAGTTCCGCCATCTTCAATTTGAAAGTCAGATAAACTGCCATGAAATAATAAGAAAGGGTCAGCAATACATCCAGTACCACTAACAACTCCTCTATAAACTTTTATGTCAGTTCCGATTACATCATTATTTAAACAAGTAGAAACTATGCTTTGGTCTACTGCTGAAAAAAATATATCAATAGCATTTTTAATTGGAGTATTTGATTCTGGTACTTGACTTATTCCTATTAATATTCCATCTGCATTATAAGTTTGAGAAGAACCCTCTATATCATCTACTATATCAAAAGAATTATCAGTCTTTCTTACTGGTGTTGAAAAACCTATATAAACTAAATGACAAAATGTAGGTGTTGCCGCTAATGCGTTTTTTACTGCTGTTGTTAATCCTCGTGCCATTTATTTTTTCCATTTGAAAGTTTGTTTAATTGATTTTGTATTTTTTTCTTTTCCATTTGTTGATTCTCCCATTTCTAAAGTAGTTGTATCTGGCTGAACATTATATCCACAACCACTTAAAACAATTAATAGAATTACAACATATTTCATTTTCTGTTTTTCTTTTTAAAAACCTTTTGAAGTTTGTTAATTTTTTTATGTAAAATTTTTTGTCCATCTTGTAGTTTCATTATTTCAGATTTCATATCCCAAGTTGCGTGTAAGTTCCAACCTATTAATGATACTAAAGCTACCATTGCTAATCCAACTATTTTATCCTTTATATCCATCGCTATATTTTTCCTTATATCCATGTTTATTTATTTTAATAATTCTTATTCTTTCTTGTGTTTGTCCAATTCCATCTATTAATTCAATATCAGCATTAATTTCTCCACAAGCAAATTGAACACGTTCTGGCCTAACAATTTTCATTGCTGTTCTTTTTGATTTTAAACACTCACTCATGGATTTTTGATATGTGTGTTCTACTAAAGCACCATCTAACCACATACATAAAGCCCAAACTGTTACACCTAATTTAACCATTAATGAGTACCATTTGCCTTTCTTAAACCATCTTTTAACTTCTCAATATTTTCTCTAGCTTCTTTCATATCTTCTTGAAGTCTTTTAATGTTTACTTGATTATATTTCATTTCTTCCATTTGTTTTGCAACCATTTCTAATTGTTTTGCCATGTGTTCTATTAACATAAATTGTTCACTATCTGCTGGCAAAGAACCCATTTCACCTCTTGGCCATTTAATTCTAAATTCTGTATTTTTATCGACATCAGTAATCATTAATTTTCCATTAGTTTCAATATGGTTTAATCTTTCAATAATTCCAAAATATGCCCACACCCCTATTGCCACAGCACCTATAATACTCAATAGGTTTTTCAAAGGCATATCAATAGATGTATTTTCAGATACTTTCATTAAAACGCCTCACAAACATCAAATTCATAATTATATAAATCATTAATACCCATGTTATATTGTTGAACCCTACTATCTAAATAAACTGTAAATGGAACATCATCATAAGTTACAGTTTCATCATTTGCTAATGCTTCAATAATTGGTGGTTCTATTGTTACAGTTGCCGCATTACTGGATGGGGTAACATCGGCAACAACCATGTAAACTTTTGTATGATTTGCAAATTTTATAAAATCTCCAGCTTTAAGAGAACCAGCTGAGTCTGCATTAAATCCATCAATTGCTATTGTAGTATCTCCAGCAGTATGAGCTCCATTAACAGATATTGTTGTAGTTTCAGAACCTAGTGCATCTGATATTGTTGGAGGTATAACTGTAAATGTTTCTTTTTGTCCTCTTTGTTTAGTTATAAAAGCAAGTATAGGAGCAAATTCTGCTCTAGTTAAATTTGTATATTTAACTGAAAATTTCCATCTTTGATTATCAATCTTTCTAGCAAATCGTCTACCACTATCAGATAGTGATATTAATGTATTGCTTTCATCTTTAAAATTAAAAGCATTAAAAACTGGAGATGTTGGTAATTGCCCACTCATTAAATTAAGTTTCCTCTACCTTGTTGATTTACTGCACTATTTATCATTCCTACTATTAATCCTCTTTCGTTTGCTAATAATTGTTGAAACCCTCTTGTATCAACTGCATTTATATTAAAACTTACATTGACTGTTCTACCATCTTGATTAGGCAAGATGTACCCAGATTGACCTGGCACAAACATTTCTGGACCACGCTCACCAATTCTATATGCTTTCTCTGCTGAAACTGGACCACCATCTGCTCTGCCCGAATATGTCTGCGACCTAATTGCTGAAACTTTTGCAAAACCTAAAGCTAAACTACTTGCTGCTAAAGCAAAATTAAGGGGAGGTGGATAACCACTATTCAATGCTTTGTTAAATGAACCAATCGCATCTATAATTGCTTCAGAAATCTTCCACGCTTTAAATGCCTTAAATGCTCTTTGAGATGTTGTACTTAAAATTGCTAAAGTATCTTCTTGATTTTTCTTTAACAATCGTCTGCCAGCATCATCCCTTTCTTTATCTCTTGCATGTTGTTCTTTATTTATTTTATATAGTCTTTTAAATTTTTCTATTTCTAGTCTTATAAGTTCTTCATCTTTTTCTTTTTTTCTTTTAATAGCTTTTTCTGCTTCTTCCTTATCCCATTCTGCCTGTATTTCTGCCAATCTTTCTTTGCTAAATATTTCTGGACCATCTTCTAAATCTTGAGTTAATTTTCTATTTTCTTCTCTAAACTCTCCTAATTTAGAAGTTAAATATGCTATACCAGCGGCAATAGTTCCAGCAGTCATAAATAATAAATTTCGTTTAGTTGTAGCATTAAGAGCTATCATTGCTGTATTTGCCATCCAAACAGCTTTTGTCATAGCACCAATGGCTATTGCTATTTCTCCAAAGAATATAATTAGTTTAAATGCAATAAATGTTTTAATTAAAAATACTAATTTACTAAAATTCTCAAATAAAAATATTACTGATTGTCCAGCAATTTCAACACCAGTAGCAAGTTTTTTACCAAATGCTGTTGCAATTTCAGTTACTTTCTTTTGGTGAGTATCAAGAAAATCATTTAAGTTTCCAAATCTTTGTTTTAATTTTGAGAAAAAAGCTGACTCAACAGTTTCCATCTGAAACTTAAACCATTTATCCCCTAACATTGATAATGTTCCAGTAAAGGTATTTGCCATCTCATTGGCTGCATCCCCAAATGCTCCACCTTTTCCAAACAATTCAAAAAATCTTGCTTTGGTTTCTTCTATGGTAACTTTAGCACCAGCTTTAAATCCCATTAAAGCACGAACACCTCTATCTCTAAATAAGTCTGCCGCACCTATACCAGCACCAAATGACCTTTGTATTTGTTCTGCTGTAGTTCTAAAATCTAGACCAGTAACTGCCGCTACGTTACCAGTAATCTCCAACATCTTTGCAAGTTCGTCTGCGTCTTTAGTTACAACAGCAAGGTTTCCAGAACCTTGTGCAATTTGTTCTAGAGAGAAAGGTACTTTTGCCGCAAACTTGGTTAATTCTGCAAATGCTTTGTTTCCCTCTTTTGTTGTTTTGAATAAAAATTTAAATCTTAATTGTAAGTTTTCAATATCCATTGCTGTTTTAATAAATGATTTACCAACCATTCCAGCACCTAAACCAATTAAAGCACCTTTAACTGAAAATACAGATTTTCTTAATCCATTTAAACTTCTTCTAATTCTACCAAATGCCTGTTTAGTTCTATCCTTTGCATCTATATCAAATCGTAATTTATTTCTTGCCATGTTTACTTGCGTTTAATTTATGTTGTCTTTCTTCCAGTTTTAGATAACCCATCCAATATTGAAATTCATCCATAGACATACTCATAACCTCATTAATGGTTTTCTTCAACCTATCTGCTAAATAGAATGCGTTGTGAAGCTCGTTGTCTTTAGATAATTTTTTTTTCGACGCTATATGCGTCTTTAAAGTACAGTATTTCTGTGGCTACGGCTGACACCACATCTGGGTCAACCTTATTCATTAAGCGATCTCGGTCATCTGGAGTAAAAAGTTTTTTACCATCTTTATCTTCTGCTTTCATAATTAATGCTTCTACCATCATAGAAGAAATATCTTCTGATTTTGCACCTAGATTACGATAAAGTTTTCTTTTCTCTGCTAAAGTTAATGGTTTAGCATAAATAGTAGTATTCCATTCTGGAACATCTATTTGTTTTCTTTTAATTGAACTGAATTGTTCTTCTGCGTGGTCTAAAATAGAGATTGGTTTTTTAACTTCGTCAGACATAATTGACTTCTACCCCATAAGAGTAGAAATGTCAATTATACTGTACTTCTACTTAAAGCACCAGTTAAAGTAGCATCAAAAGTTGCTTCAATTATACCATCAGTTGGAATAGAAACTGAATTTCCAGTAACTAACCATGTTCCCGAATAGTAATAATCGCCAGAGCCAGTTCCTTCTGGAAATAAATCTAACGCAACAGATAGACCCTCTGCAAGAGCAATCTGACCATTTGCGTCTGTTTCATCCCAAAAACACTCAACACTAACAGTAGCACCTTTTTTTCCTACTTGGTATGTTTTAGATGTGTCAGTTAAAGTTGTATCTTCTAATAATTCTGCTGTCGTGTTAATCGTAAAACTTCTCACTTCAGCAACAGTATTAGTTCCAATTTTAACTACACCACTTGAACCAGTATGATTTGCCATTATTTATTGTCCTTGTTTTTTTTCATATTGTTTATGATAGGTTTCTTAATATCAACCTCATCAACTTTTGTGTAGCCCATTTTCAAAAAATATTCAACCATATCTTCTGATGTTTCTACAACATCGCCTTTTGGTGTTTTTAATTTAACTCTATTTGTGCTCATAATTATATCCCAGTTTGTACTGCGTTCTCTTTAGTAGCATAAGAGATTGCGTATGTAAACCTAGCCAATCCTGTTTTTTGACTGCCACTATCAAACTCATATTCTGTACTTACTAATTTAGTATCGTTTGCGTGTCCACCCCTAGTTACATCAGAACACATGGCTTCTTCTACTTCTTCTGAAATAGTGTCTAAAGTATCATCTAAATTAGCTGTGCCTCTGCAATGAGCTTCTATTACTACATTTAAAGTTCTTATCATACTTCTACTTCCAGCACCCAAAGTATATTCGTCTACTGTTTCATCATTCGTATAAACTATTAATGCTGGTAAGTTTCCAGTTTCTAAAGGAAAATATCTTGTTTCATAAACATTAGAACCAGTTGTAGATAAACTTGTAACTGTTGTTACTATTTGTTCTCTGATTGTTTTTCTTATATGTGCCATTACGTTGATAAATGTAAAACTGTCATTCCAGTTCCATCTGGTTCTATTTTTTTAATTTTATAAGTTGTACTATTCACGACTAAAGTATCATCAAAAACTGCATCTGAAACATCGCTTGTTAGACAATGAAATTTTGGAACATCTTCAATTATACCTACTTCGGAATCTCCAATAATTTCTTGTTGGTCTTTATCAAAAATTCCTTTTATTGAAGATGAAGTTCCAGCACTTACATCTGTAAATGTTGCTGATGAACCAAAATCATCTGTGTCAAAAAATATTGCTCGTTCTGTATCAGATTCTACTGCCATATAATAACCTTGTTAATACTCCCCATAATTTAGGGTTTTGTTTAAAAACTTTTTCATATCCATTTCCTACTGCTTGTGCAATAGGTTCTTCGCCTCTTTCATTTACATTTATTCCAGCATAATAGATTATAATATGAAATAACTCATGCATCAAGGTATTGAACAAAGTCATTCCAGAAATTCTTTTATCTATTTTTAGATGATGTGTATTTGGGTCAAATTCCCCATAACAACTGTCTAACAAAATATAAGATACTTTTATCTTTCTGTTACCATACTTGATAAAAGGTAAATTCATTACAAAGTAAATAATATCGCTACAATAATAATTACACCAGCAATAGTATATTTCTTATGTTTTTTACAACAGAAACAAGCCAACCATTCGCTAGGTGTTTTTCCATAAATCATCATTTATGTTCTCCCCTAGTTATTTTTTTCTTGAAAAAATACTTTTCTTTTTAACTGCTTTGTTTTCTGGTTTTTTAGCACTTTCAGATTTTACTGATACAGCTTTACCCATACCAACTAATAGATTTGCATCGTTTTCAGTTGCATCTATAATATCATCTTTCATTGCTAACTTTCCTTTAACAAATGTTTGTTTTACTATTTTTATTTTCATAATGATTTGTTTGTATAAGAAAGAAAAGGCGAGGTCAATGCCTCGCCTAATCTTGTAAACTGCTTAATTATTAAGCAATTAAGTCTTGTATTGCCGCAAAACTTTCTGCGTGTCTAACTGCAACATCCACATCATAAAGACCGATTATTCTAGTACCACCTTTAGCGGCATTAGTATAAGGGTCAACAGATATATCTAGACTTCCCCATTCTCCGATAATTAAATCATTGAAATTACCAAAAGTAAGAGCAGAACAAGTTCCACTTGCTGTACCTTTAGTTAGGTTGTCTGGAGAGTTTGTTGTAGAAAAGACATTATATCCCATCAAGTTTTTCTGGTCGTTCATAATCATAACAGAGTCAGATGAACTAACTTTTGCTATCGACATTAAACGAGAAATTTGAGTTGGAGAAGTTAAGAATGCCAATGCGCCTACATCTGCATTGTCAGTAGCAACTTCTTTCCAAACTTCAACAACTTTAGCCCAAGTAGCTTGGTCACCATTCGTACCCATTGCAACAGAACCAATTCCAGAAGTATTTAAAATTCCAGTTGGTTTATTGCTAGTTCCAGTACCTTGAATAGCTTGCTTGTCAACTTCGTTTGCTAATGTTTTGATTATGTCATTTCTAACAATCGTTTCAATAGCAGGAGTTGATTGATGCATTAAGTGTCTTGATATGTCAGTAAATGTTCCAAGAGTTTTTGGAGCCATTGTAACTTGTCTGTAAGTTGGATTAACTTCAGATACTGCCGCATTTTCTGCAACCCAAGAAGCAGAATTAACTGCATTTTGAGCTGGTATAGCAACATCGCCAACTAGACCACTTAACACTAAAGCACCAGCTTGTCTAACAACCATTCTTGCTCTTAACGCTTCAATAAATGAACCAGATAAAAGGTTAGTTGCGACTAAAGCACCACCATCAGCAGAAGCACCAGAAATCAAATCTCTTTGTGCCCATCTAACATCAGATGGAACAAAGATTCCTCTAGGAGCTTTGCCAGTTTTTCTTGAGATTTCATCAGACGCTTCTTTTTCAAGTTCAGCACCGGACCAGTTTCCAGTTGTCATAGCTTTAATAGCTTTAACAATAGAGTAGTCTTGTGTTTCTCTATTAGAAAGTCCAACATTGTCTTTTTTGTCCAAAGGTTTTGCTTCTCCAAGTTTGTCAAGAACCATACCTCTAAAGTTTGCAACAGAAACATTATCATTAACTGCTTTACCAGCTAAGTCAGAGCAGTTATGCTTTGCACCTAGTTGAGTAATTTCTTTAATTCTAGCTGTTTCGTCTTTTCTTGCTTTAGATTGTATTTCTTCAACATTTACTTGAGGAGTTTCAACTTTTGGAGTTTCGTTTGCTTTTTCCATTGTGTTTTCCTTAGTAATGACTTCAATTCTTTCTTTAGAAGAATTGTTGTCGGTTGATGAAAAATCTATTGACCTACCAACTCCAACAGTTGTGTCTGCTGGTACAGATACAATAGACGCCTCCAATGGTTTCCAATTTACTCGGTACTTCGGATTGTCCTCATCTTGTTTACCTTTCGATTTAACCATCTTCGTTATCTCGTAGCCAACACTCACATTACTGCGAATACCGTCTACTATGTCTTGAAAGACCTCATCAGCTAGTTGAGATTTTCCAAATCTAACGATTGCACGACTTGTCTTGTCTGCTTCGCTAACTTTAGCGCTTTCAATAACACCTATTTGTTTCTCAAAATCATGGTTAAGCAATAAAGGAGCTCTACCACTATTAAGGAAACGAAAGTCTTGTTCGCCTTTATCATGCGATAAAATTTCTGTTCCAAATGTTCTTTGATATGGTTCTTCACTTGCAATAGACATAGATACTTTTCTTTCAGCTTTGTCTATTGATGGTTTTTTTATAGAGAATGTTCTAAATTCTTTTTTTATTTCTTGTTCTTTGTTTGTAACTTCTTTTTCGGTCTTAACTTCTTTATCAACTTTTTGCTCAATAGGTTCGTTGCTATTAGACTCTTGCTGTTTTTCTTTGTTAGTGTCATCTGATTTTCCAAAGGTTACTGTAACTGTTTCGTCTGTTTCAGTTATATTTTGAATATGTTTTTTTTCCATATTTTTGTTATTATCCAATTTATTCATCATCTTCAACCTTTTCTATTGTTTGTTGCATTCCTTTATCCCCAAATGGTTCAAATGCTATTTGTATTCCATATTTCTGTGCAAGTTCTTTTTCTGTTTGAATACTGGCAAAAACATCTTCAACATCTCTACCATAACCAGCTTGAACATCTTGCATAGATAAAAACCCATTACTCATGCCTATTGATAAAGCATCTACTTCTTTTTTAGGGTCTATCCATTGCCACCCTCTAGGTCGCCATATAGGAGAGTTAAATTTATTATATTTACCATCTGGCAAATTGGACAAGTTACCAGCTAGAAATGCCATGTTCAACCATTTACCATAAATAATATTCATAAAACCCTCTATCATTCTATGTTGTTCGCATTGATAATGACTTCTTTCTTCTAATGCACCTTGTCTTAAACTAGAATAGTTCACGCTTTCTAAATCGTTTGCTAGTGTGTTGTAACTAATATTTAAACTACTTGCTATTGCTCTAATTACAGATTTTGTAAAATCTTTAAATGCTGTTGTAGGATGTTGAGGGTCAAATGATTGAAAGTCTACTCCAGTTGGTAGTTGTTCAAATGTGCCTGGCTCTGCACTCATTATAGGATTGTTAGTATCTGTTTTATCTTCCCCAGTATAAGCAGTACCATCTCCAGATTTAAAGAAACCCATTTTACTTGCACCTACTCTTGCCGCAACAAGTTCTGCTTCCATATAACCATCTAACATTTTTAATTGTTTTAAACATGAAGATAACAAAGGTACTCCCCTTGTTTGATTTGGTCTTTCTTGATGATAGAAATGTATCATTTCTTCTGCTGGAACAATATTATATTTATCTTTTTCATAAGTGGCTGGACTATGAAAATTGTCATCTGGGTGTACTTTTAAAATATAATAATTAATTGGTCTTCCAAATTTATTTATTTCAACACCCATTCGGATTATATTTCCATTACTTAAATTTTCATTTAATTCATGGTCTAACCTATCAGACTCTATAAACTCTATTGCATATTTAGATGAATTGTCAAAATTATAAATTGTTCTTACTAATACTTCTCCATCTCTTGCATAAATTTCAGCAAACATTCTCTGCACTTCTAGAAACGACATTTTACCATCTGCTGTGCAATTACCTTTTTTAGTAAAGTCTTTCCATCTCATTTCAATTAATGAGTTAGCAAAACTATCTAATGCACCATTTGGGTCCCTACTTCTAACTTGTAGATGCATTCCTCTTGGGCCTACAACATTATCTACATAAGCATTAATAAACCTACGAGCATAAGCATTATTTTTTGCTAAATCTCTTGCTCTATGTCTTAAAACTTTTATTGTTTGTCTAATTTCGCTATCTGCTGTTTTGCCAGAAGTAACAAAATTATTTAATATTCTACTGGTACTTGCTCCAGTATAAAAATTGTATCTTTTTCTTCTTCTTTTAAACCAGTTAATTATTCGTTCACGAAATGTCATCAAACCTTACCTTTACTACTGCTCCACTTCCCTCGTTTCTACTAATTCTAAATTCTTTAACTTCTTGTTGATATTTAGATTTGTAAAAATTGTACCAAGTGATTAATTCTTCTGGAGTTAATTTATTTAGACTTCTTCCAGCTATTGCATAACTAGAAACATCACTATCAGCTTTACCCTCAATTAAACTTTCTAATTTGTCTACCATTATTTTGGCATGAGAACGAGTATCTCCAGTAGTTCCAAAATAGTTATCTTTTACAGTTATTTTTCCAGTTTCTAATATTCTTTCTTCACTATCGCTAGATTGTGTTACTTTTAATACCCAAAAATAATCTCCAGTAGTATATCCACCAGTTGCACTATTATCTAAAGTAAATTTATAATAATCGTCTACTTCTGTTACTGTTGCGCTAAATGTTGTTCCACCATTGCTTTCTAATCTTGCTTGCCAAGACATTGCATAACTTCCAACTGCATAATCTGTTAAATCAGTTCTTTTCCATACAACAGTTTCGCCTTTGTATATTAAGATTGGTTCTTTATTAGGTATGTCTGTAAAAATATTAGCCATTTATTTTAATTTTCCCATGATGAAACGAAATTACTCTTTTTTTTGTAGTTTCTCAACCTAGAGGGATTGACTTTCGATTGTTTTTCTGTTTGTGCCTTTTTATTTTTAAATAACATTTTAAAATCAACATTTAAAACAGAAAGGGCTGCCATTGAATATACTCTGCAATCTAGAGCTTCGTTTCTGCTTCTCATTAACACCCATTCTCGTCTTTTAAATCCTCGTCTATATTTTGTTACAATTTTTTCTGCTGTTAGCTGTCTAAAGTATTCTTCATCATATTTTATGGGAAAATGACAATACCCAGCACCAGCGTCTTTTATATTAAGTCTTGAATATATCAATTCTTTGGCTGTGTCTACACCTACTGGAAATAAAGGACATCTCATGATGTTATTTCTAGATGAACGACCTATAATAGTTTTACCTTCTCCAGCTTGTCCTTTAATTGCAAATATTCGTCTTGCTAATCTTGGCTTACAAAATTTATATACTTGGTTAGTGTGGTGTCCAGCATCTATACAAGTTGATATAATTTTCATCTGTGTTTTATCTATACAATTATAAACTTTTGACAAATGAGTATCTAATTCATTCCAAATACTAGGAGCTGATGGGTCCCCATTAATTATAATATAATCTAAACTCCAACTTTCTTCGTTCTCTCCCCAACCTACTACTTCCATTTCAATTCTATCATCTTGTATGTCTACCCCAGCTGTAATTACTAAAACTTCTTCTGGAACAGTATATTCTTCTCGTCTTTTAAATAATTGTAAATCATCTACTCTTTCTCCAGCGTCTTCCCAACTTTCGCCTAAATATGTATTAATAAATACTCTTAAAGTTTCTGGCATTTTTTTTGCCATTAAAAATTCTGTTACTGCCTCCTCTAATGAAACCCAAGGGCTATATAGTCCACTCAAATGAAACCCAGCTACTCCAGCAAACTTCTTTTGGGCTTTCCAATGTCCTTTTGATATAGTTCTTATTCTATCTGCATTATCCATAGTTTTATTACATTTAGGACATTCAATAACTGCTGTATCTGGTCTATCTTTTTCCCATTTAACATTTTTCCATTCTAAGATATGAATATGCTTACAATGTATACAAGGAACATAAAATTTTCTCTGGTCGCTATTCTCATAAGCACTTTCAATTCTACTAGAACCAGAAACAGTAGGCGTTGAAGTCATAATTAGTTTACTATCCCAAAATGTTGCACTTCTTCTTTTGGCAAGTAAAACTGGGTCCCCCTCTGCACCAGCTGTAGCTGGATACCTGTCTACTTCATCACACAATACAATTTTAATTGGTCTACTTGCTAATGAAGCTGGAGAGTTTGCTCCACATGCTGTTATATGCCCACCCTCAAATGTTTTATGAAGTGTTGTGTTACCACTATCTCTACTTTTAACATCTGCAACTTTATTTGTTATAATTGGAGTATCTCTAACCATAGTAGCCAATCTATCTTGACTCCAGCTTCTTGCCATTTCTAGAGTTGGCTGTACCATAAGAATAGGTGCTGGTTCATAAGCAATATAATAACCTATTGTATTCAACAAAGTTTCTGTTTTACCAACTTGTGAACATGACATAACAACTACCTCATTTACAGATGGGTCTGCACATGCGTCCATTATTTCTTTTTGAAATATTGCTCTTGAAGTTTCAAATCTACCAGCTTCACTACTTCCCTCTGGCGATAAAATACGAAATTTATCTGCCCAATTACTTACTGTCAGACTTGGCGGCGGTCTTAATAGATTTAGGCTTGACCTTATTACTTCTGACATTCCTTTTGTCGTTTTTGGTAAGGTCTTGTCCAGCAATCTCATAGAGTGCGTCATATACTTTATCCTTTATTATTAATTTAATCTCATTAACATTTTTATATGTCAAAACAACTGGTGCAAGTTTATTAGGCATAGATAATAGCTTGGTCTTTAATATACTTAATAAATTAAGCCAATTTTTTTTGACTTCGTCTTTAGTTATTAGTTCGCCCTCCTGTTTCTGCTTTTCTATTTCTGCTAAATCTGCTTGTGCTTTTAATAATCTATTTCTATTAATAGCCAAATCTTCAGCATTAAATTCTCCACCTATTTTAGCTTTTAAATAATCTATATAAGCATGAACAACTGGTATCATGTCATATTCCCCTCTATCAGCTTTAGGTACTATACCATCCTTTGCTAATTGTTGTATTCTTCGTTCAGTTAATTTTAATAACTGCGAAATTGCTGTTAAAGAGATTTTAGCCATTTAATTAATTCCTTTATGTAATTTTCTTCTATAAATTTTTCACCTTTCATAAAACTTCTAAATAATGATACTTTATTAAACAGTCCAAATCGTCTAGAAATGGCTTTGTCGTTCACGCCCTTTTTTAACATGAGAGAGCTTATTGTATTTTTCTCTTTTAGAGTAATAAATCTTTTATCGTAAGTCATAATCTAATTGTTCTTCATATCCCAAGTAATAGTTTCCCCATATATCTTTACAATAATGTGCTCCTACCACTTTTTTTTTATAAAATGTATATGGTATCTTATGAGTAACACTCTTATAGAATGCTTCCTCGCAAGTTATAGGTCGCATAGTATAACCAAAGGGAATTTTAATCCAATAATAACTATCAGAAGTTATTATTAATAAATACAGAAAAAATACTTTCATATATCATACACCTAACTGTCTTCGTTTATGTTTGTTAAGTGTAGATTTTTTATATCGTTTGGGATTGCCTCCAATAGTAGTTTTTTTAAATTTAGAACGACTCTCATGTTCAACTTTTGCATATAAATTATTTTTCTTTTTTGCCATTGGTATCTGGACATTTACAAGGTTTAATACTTTCTGCTTTATCTAATTTTAATTGCAAAATTGTTAATTCATCATTTTTCATATCTAAATCCTTTAATAGTTTTTCTTCCCTTTCTATAATTCTATCTTTTAATGTAGATAAATAACTTATTGAGTCTATTTGTTCTTCAATAACATCTTCAATCCATTGTGGAATAGTTTTAGAGTTTTGCGACATAGTTACTTTAAATTTTTCCATACCTTGCATGTGTCTAACAAATATTCTGTCAATAACATCATTAACAACTTTATCAGATGTTTTAACTGCATATTTTTTCATTAACTCTTGATTTAATCGAGTTAATTCTGCATTATCTTTTTTTAAAGCTAAAACAACTGCGTTCTGATGATTTATCTCTTTGGTCGCCATCCTGTATTAAATTCCTGTTTAGAACCCCTTTTAGTCATGCCAGATTGGTCATGTAATCTTTCCACTTCTTCTTCTTCCATGCCTAACTTCTCTTGGATAATGTTATCTGGTACTTTGTTTTCATCTTTTAACTTTTGGACAATATCTGCCATTAACATAACTCCATGAACACCTCTTGCCCTGTTATGTCTAATTGTACTCATCATTTGATTTGAAATATCTTTTTCTTTCAATCTAACAACTGGAACATGTCCATCAGTCATTTTAGACACATCTTTATCTTTACTACATAAAGTCCATCTATGAAACCCATCTACAATTTCATTATTTTCTCTAATAACAACTGGTTGAGTCCATCCATCTTCAATTAATGAAACTTTTAATAATTTTAACTCTACTGGTGCAACATGATTTGGATTATAGTCGTTTGCTTTTAATTCTGTGGCCTTAACCCACTCAACTTTGCTTATCGGCATTTGCTCTTTGGACATCTGCTAACTCCTTTGCGTACATTTGTTTTCTTGACTCAAACTCATCTACATAAGCACTAGAAAAGTATGGTGCTTGTTTTCTATTTTTTAAATCGCCCCTAACTGCAATTTTTAACAAGTATTCCCAACTTATGCCTGTCGTAGGATGAGGAGTTTTTTTTAATATAGGGTCTGGTGTTTTTTTCTGATGTTGAGATATTAATTCATTAATTCTATGTTGTATGTGTTCTGCTTCTTTGGGAGGAAACTTTCTAATCCAATAACTTAAATAATCTTTCCAATCCATTCCATCTGGTTTTTCTGGATTTTTTCTATTTGAATATAAAACAGTTAAACTATGTCTTGCCGCTGTGTTAGCACCTTTAACTCTTGTACTCATTTTATCCCAAATGTCAGGGAAACATTCATGATACATCCACAATCCCTCTAGAGGTTCTTCCCCAAAAGGAGGAGCACATCTTTGGGCAGAATGAGTTATGCCACACTTTTCCATAATGTCGTATGAGGTATTATAATCCCATCCTAACATATTTGGAGCTGTCCAAATGTCTTGGGTAGTCCAATCATAAACTGGATAAACTTTAAAATAGTTTCCAACATTATTAGCTAGATTTTTTTGTTTATTAGACCTTAAATTAAATCTAGTAACATCAATCTTTCTTTCTATTACTTCTGACATTGGAATTGTTTCTTTTGGTTGAATAATATAATTTTCATGTACTCTTTGCGATACTGCACGATACCTTGTTAAACTTTCATCTGCTCTTATTCCCATTATAACTCCAGTTCTTCCATATTGTTCAACTGGATATAAAATTGGAAACAAAAATGGAATAGTTAGTCTAGCACTTGGTACATCACTATTATAATAATCTATTTTCGTAATTCCTTCTGGAGGAAGTGGTCTAACCCATTTATCTTTTTCTTCTGGGGCCCATGGATGCCAGTATGGTTGTTGTCTACTACAAGCGTTTCTATGTTCAACTGGAACACATAACCATCTAAAATTTATATCAGATATTTTACTTACTCGTCTACAATAATGTTCTGTTTCATAACTTATAGCTTCCTCATCTACAAATACTACATCAAGAGGTAATCGTTTTCTTTTTCTTGCTACTTCTAATGTTAAATTTAAACATGCAGTAGAATCCTTACCTCCACTAAATGATACTGATATAGTATCGAATTGGTCGTAAGCATTATTTATTCTTTCATAAGCTAAATCTAAAACTGATTTATCTACTGTTTCTTTTTTTAGTATTTTTCCCATATATTGTCCATAACCAAGCCACAATTCCAGATGATAAAACTGTAAATACTGCACCAGCAACTTTGTAATGTAATCCTCCTCCAAAATTACCATAAGCCATTAATGGAGCACCAACAAATAATGCAAGACAGATACCATAAAACATTCCTTGTTCAGATAACTTTCCTTTTATAATTGTTAGTACAGTAGGAATAAGAGTTGAAGCTCTTAATGTTCCATAAAATAAAAACAAATATAAAATTTTCATATCTGGTATATTAGCAATTACTAAACCAGCTATTGCTAAAAGAACCATACCTATTTTTGCCCAACGCATATCATCATAAGTAAATGTTGTCTTTTTTTCTGAAATATCATGTCCTACTAATGAAGATACTGAACATAATGCACTATCTAATGTAGAAACTAATCCACTTATAAGCATAATTGCAAATGGAACTAAAACCCATGTTGGTAATAGATGTTGTGCTGTAATTATATTTATTAGTTGAGGTTTTCCCTCTAAACCTAAACCAGCGGCAACAAATCCTATCAGTCCAGTAAAAATTGGAACAATTCCAAATACTAATGCTGAACAAATAAACGCTTTTTTAATTTCTTTTTTTTTAGTAGCAAATGTTCTTTGCCAAAATGATTGGTCGCCAAATGGACCAGCTAACAATCCAATCGTAACTACTATTCCAAATGAATATGCTACTTCAGCATTAAATGGATTACTATACTTGCCAGATATACCACCTATTCCATCAAGAACAGTCTGCCAACCTCCTCCAGCACTTACAATCCATGGCACTACTACTACCACCACAACAAGAATAAACCACATCTGCCAATAGTCAGTTAAAATACTTGCCCTAACTCCACTAATAAAAGAATATGATAATGCTGTTGCTGATAATACTAAAGTTATAATAAAAAAATCTAATCCAGTTAAATATGCTATTACTGCCCCTCCAGCTAATAGTTGTACTGCAAATTGACAAACTGCTAAACCTATTAACTCAATTAAATATAAATTCTGAACCCTATCGCTATATCTATCTCTCATAAAACTTGAAAGAGTAAAACCTTTAGGACACATTTCTCTAACTTTAATTGCAAACCATGTAAAGATTAACAGACAGGCAATATTAGGTACTGTAAACCAAAACAATCCAGCAATTCCTTGAGTGTATGCTTTTAAAGTTGCAACAAATAATGCTGGTGCCCATATCCAAGTTGCGGCAACACTAAATCCAGAATGTAACCAACCAACTTGTCTGTCAGCTACTAAATAATTTTCTTTAGTTTTTGATGGTTGCAAATAATACATTGCCAACATGAACATAAAAATTCCATAGCCAAGTAAAATTACAATTCCCTCTCTTTGTGTAAATGCACTATCCATTTTTTATATCATCCTCTCTAGCAAGGTGTACTAATGCCTCTGCTGTTGTATTAAGTTTGTTTATTTGTTTATGATAGTCAAGATAGTTCATAACTACCAATCGTTCTTCTGGTTTCATAGTAAAATTAATATTTACCATTGCATCAGAAAAATTAGGTGGTTCAATAGTAGAAAGGTTTTCACTTTTGGTTGCCACACTTATTTTTTCTAATTCCATTTCTAAATTCTCTAATTCTACATCAGAAAACCCAGTATCTGTCATTGGGAATTGTTCTATTCTTAATTTTTGTAATTCTTCTTTTAAAAGAGCAACATCCCAAGTTGAGTCTTGACCTACTTTGTTATCTGCTATTCTGTATGCTTTAATTTCATTTTCAGATAAATCCTCAACAATAATACATGGTACTTCTTTTAATTCTAATGACTGTGCCGCTTTATATCTAGTATGTCCAGTTATTATTACTTTGTCTTTGTCTATCAAAATAGGTTGATTGAACCCAAATGTTTCAATAGACTTTTTAACTTTAGGTAAACTTAAATCATTCTTACGAGGGTTTTTCTTGTAAGGTTTTATTTCGTTTAATTTAAGATTTATTATCGTTCTCATTACTTGAAAAGACTATGTTCATACTAAAACTTCGTCTTTCTCCTTGTGGTTCATAGTTGTTATATTTACTTTTAAATGGATAAACAGAATGGTCTAAATAATTTGGAAACATATAAAAATCTCCAACTTGAGGCTTAATCTTAATATTGTTTGGACAATTTAATCCAATAGTTCCATATCTAAAATCTATATATCCTCCAAATGGGTTATGGTCTTTATCTTCTTCTTTCCAATATTCGTGTATATCTTCTGGCATTTTTAAATACCCAACACATGATATTTGACACCCAGTATGAAAATGATAAGGGTTAAAATCTCCAGCAAACTGTCTAACATACCAACTACTTGCTACTCCTACTTTCAGTTTATCTTTATTTTCAGTAAAAGTTTTGTCATCTGGAAATAAATATCTAGAAGTAATTGCACCTATCCAAGAATAATATTGAGATGAAACGTCTTTTGAAATATGCCATTCTTCTTTTACTCTACCAGCTAACTGATGTGACCAATCAACTTGTTTTTTTTTCTTAGCAACAATGTCATCACAATCTTTATTAAAATCAATAATTAATTGTTCTGGTAATTTAGCTTTAAGTATTGTTGGCCCAAATGGACTTGATAATTCTATCTTCAACTTTTCAGACATATCTCGTATCTATAAGAAAACGAAACGAAACGCAAATATAAATTGACTGACTAGAAGGAGTTGGAGGTCGGGCAAACC